TGAGCAAGTTTTTGCTCGTGTCATTAGCAGTCACCCAGCCAACCAGCTGAGCCTTGTTGCTACCACCCGCGTATGCCACATCGCGCACATTAATGATGTCTCGCACGCGGAACTCACTCGAGTCCACAAGCTGCAGATACACCGTTCCACCAACTGCCACTGTAGCTTCACCAGCTGCAGTGCCACTTCCACTTCCAGCGTTCGTAGCGAAAGGTCCTTTACCGGATTCACATGCGCTAGTCTTACTGCGCACGCTCTTCCATTGTTCCTCATGCCATCCGAATTCAGGGTCCGTAAGCTCTTCCATGTCATCCGCCAGGCTCAGCAATCCCATCAAGGGAAACCGACCTGTAGGATAATCATAGAACACCTTACGACGAGCATTGAGCGCACGATTTGCTTCGAGCGCACTTGTTGTCATCAGTCCTAGTATTGCCATTGTCTTGTTAGTTTCTTTTGTTTCTCTTGGGAATTACGTCCCTAACGTTGCCACACGTTTACTCACCCAACACTTTTGCCCAGTTGGGCTTCTTACCGCCGCCATTGTTTGATCCGCCACCTCCTGCACCACCGCTCATGCTAGCCATCCTAGGCATTCCTGCCCGACCGCCAGCACCAACAGTAGCGTCATTACGGAGCGAAAAATTTGGATTATACTGCTTCACCTGAGCTTCCACCAAGCGAGCAATTGTTTTCTTAGTCTCAAGCACTTGCTCAGCCTGAGTAGCTCCAGAAGGCCTCCAGCCACTAGCCTGAAGATGATTCATTGCACCACGCACAAGCTGTCCATATGGCTTAAGAGCTGGCACAGACCTCACCACATCAGCTGCAAAAGCACTTGCACGCTGCTCGGCAATCTGCTCCTGCAGCGGCGTAAGCTGAGAGCGCACACCATCCAGCTCACCCTTCAGCACCATGCCAGTCGAAGCATACACATGCTGATAGATACCATTAACCAGCGAGCGAAGAGCCTCAGTCTGCTGAGGCGTTGCATTCTCGCCAAACAGGGCTTTGGCTACTTCATCGCCTGGAACAAACTTCTTAGTGAGCTTTGCAAACTCCTCCTCACTCAGCGGCTTCTCCGGCTCCTTCTGCTGAGGCATGACCTGCCGCATAGCATTAGCCATAGCCTGCGAAAGCACATTAGGATCAAACACACCAGGCGCTTGCGTCTGCTGCTGACCTCCTTGCTCACCATCTTCCTGATTCTCATCTTCAAAGAGAATCACTTCATCCTCTTCTCCATTTCCACCTCCCATACCGTAATCATCGGCCGGAGCCATCAATATTTTGTTATGCCACATTTTCATTGCGATTTTCTATTTCTTTGCGTTTATCCAAGATACTGTTTGTTTGAGCAAGGGTGTCTTGGAACCACCGTTCTTGCGAAGAAATCAACGTCCGTTTTCCAATATACTGCTCTCGACCACTCAGCGAGCGCAAGTCCAGAGGAACTCCACTCAGCAGAGTCGCATCACCCAGCTTAAGTGCCTGCTGCTGCTGGGCTTCCCACAACCTGCTCACTCCCAGCTCCAGGCACACCTCCAATCCCCGGCGTAACCGCTCCAATTCCTGGGTTTCCCATCGCTGCGGGTCTGCTAAAGAATCTATCGACATTTCTTACTCCTCTTAGTTTTTGTATTGACTCAACTGCACGTTCAAAATCAAAGCCGCTCATTCCAGCCACCTCAGGATTCGAGGCCATCACACTCACAAGTTCCTGCAAGCTCTGCGCAATGTAGCCCTTTTCCGAACTCAGCGTAGAGTCAAACACAAGGAAGTCCTCGCAGCCAATTAGCTCTCTAGGATCCTCCGGTGCGAACAGCGGCCACTTAGCCTCAACCTCAGGAGACTTCCCAAACACCTTCTGATACGTTTGAAAACTAAACCCTTGTCGCTGATTGATCATGAGCTTTTTGCCAAGAGGACCGAGACAAGTGTCCCATGCGACAGAAAGAATCATCTTCATACGAGCAGCAGCTCCCGAGTTAGCTGCACGGTTTTCGGTGGCTGAGCGTCGTCCAGGCGCATACTGGCCCATTGCGTTTTCATTCACACCAGTTACAAACTGCATTGTGCGCAACAGCGTGTCAGCGTCTGAGAAATGGTTGGTCGTTGTGTCACGAAGGTCAAGCTGATGCACAAGAGCACGAATGTCATTCACTGGTGCGTTCTTCGTGAGATACACAATAGGACTGCGAGATTCAAGCGAAGCGACATCCACATAGGCTGGATGCACAATCATGTGAGAATCCAAAGACCTGCGCACAGACTGGATTCGTGAGTTGTAAAGCCAAGTGACAGTTTCTTGAAGAAAGTGCACAGTGTCACTGAGACACTCATTAAGCTTAGCCTCACCGTCAGCACTGAATTGTCCCAAGTCATAGTTCCACCCACCATGCAAAGCTTCCGTGCGCTCAATGCCAATCAACCGGTCGTTAGCCATCCTAAAGGTGAACATCACCGGAGAGTCCTCGCGACCAAGACCATACTTATTTGGCACCAGCTTTGCGTTTCCTTCGCAATAGATGCACATGAAGTCAGTCTCATCCAATCGCTGAGCAAAACCACTCTCGACAAGTGAGAAGCGGTCGTATTGCTGTTCCTTATACGAGCTCTTTTCCAGCGGCCGCACCCACTTAGTCCCAGCAACAAGGCCCTTGAGCTCTAGGGCTTTTACATTAGTTATGTGCCATTCATCCTCATCGCCGATGAACATACCTTCTTGCCACCTAGTGAGTGGCATACGCATATCAGGACGAATACGATAAGGTGAAATATTTCGTAAGCGATTGCCCTCATACGCGATAGCCTCCACCTCGATTGAATCCGGGCCTTCAAAAATCCCAGAATCATCTATTGACATCGGTGTAGCCACCTTTACTTGCTGCGTGTCAACCGTCCACCAATGTTTAATCGGCGCACATCCTGTGCGAGCCATATCAAGCAACCACTGATAGAGTTTTGCATTCCACTGATTGTGCACTAGGTCTCGCTCAAGACCTCTCTCGATCAGATCCGAGATATCCTCATCCTCAGCTCCACTTGCCTGCATCTCATAGAACGTGTCGTTCTGCTTGAGCAGCATAAATCCAAAACTTGCAAAAGTCTGCACCTGCGCATAACTTAACGGCACTACAAACTTTTCAGGCTCATTCGCATCAGCTGCTTGCAGATCCAGCTCATCACGCAGACGATTCCCACGATACACCGCAATGTTTCGATCCCACTTCGTATAACTCTTTGAGATTCCTCCACGACTCCGCTTGAGCTGTTTACGCAGCTCACCTTGCAGCTTATCCATACCTGGATCAAGCTTTTCTTGCTCAAGCCTAGCTTTTGTCTTATCGTCTAGCATAAATATCTTGCAGCGCTCCCGATACGTGGTTTAGGCTTAGTAGACCTTGGCAAAGAAAAGTCAATCAAATTTTCATCTCTCCTTGGCTGAATAATCTTCAACGGCTGCGTCATATCCATCCAGGTAAGTCCAGTCAGCACAAGCCTATGCAGATTTTCCATCATATGATCCGGCGCTTTTGCATCAGGCTTTTCAGTCTCAGGATCCCAAACATAACGATCGAATTCGTAGAGAGTTTCGGCAAGAGACTCATGAAACTTAACCATCGGATTCCCCTGAGCATCTCTTGCACGCAACAGCTCTCCCGTGCGAAGAATCCCCTCCATCATTGCCTTACTACCAGGACTTACCGGAATCCCATGCACTGTGAACTCATCAGCCATCGTGCGGCCATTAATTGGATTAGGTGTCCAAGCCAGCGGGTCACACACAGCCTGGCAAAGTTGCATCTGCAATGTGCGCATTGACACTGCATCCACAAAACTAAGCCTTGACTTAATCATCTGGCACAGTTCATCAATATGAAACTTTTGCCAGATCTCAGCAAAGAAATACGTGTAGCCGTATGGATTAGTCGCAGAAAACAACACAGCCATAGGAATCTTTGGATGAGGGTCAATCGCACACCGAATGGCCCAATTCGCAGGCGGTGTAGTCGGACTAATCCAGCCATGCGGAGTTTCACTATACACATGCAAGTCTCTATCAAACTCCCTATGAATAATCCCTGCCAGCATCTTAGGCCGGCCATAGATTCTACTCTCCAGCTCGTGGGCAGGAACATCACGAGTAAAGTCGGCAATAGCCTCACGCGTAAGTGCCGGATTGTCCATTGAGCTCCCAGTCATCACCCAGTAGTCGTTCTGCTCTACCGTGTCGAAAGTCTGTCCATCATCAAACTCTCTGCGTCCCTGCCCACGAGGAATAAAGTAATCATTGATCCACAACTCCGTAATCGGCGTGCACATAAACCATGCACTTCCTCTGCGATCAACCAGCCCACGCGAATAAGCCGCCCACATTTCCTTCGGCAGCGGCTCGTCCACGTGCACAAAATCCCAGTCACTAGACTCATGACCCATAGGATTAGACTTAAAACTCTTCACCGTGTCAATACACAGCGCGCTCACTCCGCCCCACTTACTCCGAATCAACAACTTACAAATATGTCCCGATTGATTCTTCTCCACCTCCACAAAAGCAGCTCTAGGCAACAGCTTAAACAGCTTACCCATACTCTCCCCATCATCCTGCGAAGTGAAGATTTCTGCCGCCTTATCCCAATCTTGCACAATCAACACACCCTTAACACTCCTTTCTGGAATCCCCACTGTGCGTCTCGGATCTCCCTCCGGATACCAAATTCTCTCACCCATGCACCAAGCAATATCCTCAGCCGCTCCAGCTGTGGATTTCCCCCACCGATTTCCCGTCCTTACATACCGTCTGCGTTTCCCACCAGCTGAATGAAACTTATCCTGCTTACTATGCGGCACATAATACAACAACCCATTCTCCTTTCTCAACTCATCCCTTCTCTCCAGCGCTCATCCGTTTGAGAAGTAAACGCCTGAAGAGTATCCTTCATTAGAGCCAAGACCAAGTAGCTGGAGTG